TGGGAACTACTCGAAGACCTCCAAGATTTTGAATGCGATGGTCAAGGGATGGGCGCGGCGAGACAAGTTCAACCAAACGCTTGCGTTCTGGACGATGTTTGGGATGTTCACTACCTCTCCAGTAATTCTCTACTGGAATCGGTTTGCCAGAGGAACAAGCGGAGACGCTTCAGACGCCGACATTTCCATGAAGCACCTAAGTCCGAAGGCTTTGATGCGGCTTGGGCCTACTAGACCTCATGGCATTGAAGAATACGAGATGGACATTTACCGCCATCGGGAGACCTTGGACTGGATCAAGAGGGCCTACCCGAACATGGGCAGGATGGTTCGTCCTCAAGAGTCAATGAGCCAGTACGGAGTCGAGCAGCAAGTTCCTCCGAATGTGATGCCCCAACTGTTTGAGCAGTTGAATTCCGGCTGGAAACGGATCATGGGCGGCTCTGAGCAGTCGAGCGTTAGAAGTAAGTATCCAGAAGCGGAAGTCGTAGAGTTCTGGATGAATGACGACAGCGAGAACGAAAGCCGCAATACGATCTGGATGGGACCAGAGAGGGCTCCTTGGGGATATTGGGTCAAGCCGGGAGAGAAGTTGTATCCTCGTGGTCGGTTGGTAATCCGGTCGAACAAAGTGACGCTCTACGATGAGCCGAATCCCTATTTCCATCGCAAGAAGCCATTCGTCCTGATGGGTCTTCACTCAGTTCCTTGGCAGCAGTACGCATTGAGCGTGGTGAAGCCGTGGATGGATCAGAACGACATCCTCAACCAGATCATGTCGGGACTCTTGCAAGCTACAAAGAGGGCCTTGAGTCCTGCTTTGATGGCTCCGAAATCGGCTATTCACCCGGATGCTTTGAAGGCCATTGACGCCGGAAAACCGAACCTGAAAATTTCCTACAACTCCAATGCTGTTACGGGTCCGACATGGCAGACACCGCCGAACATCGGCAACTACCCAATTCCGATCTATCAGGAGATCAAGCGTTCGATCAAGGAGAACTCTGGAACCGATGCCGTCAATCAGGCACTTGGGAAGAAGCAGGTTCCTGGTGGAGATACGCTTGAAAAGATTCAGTTTTCGAAGACGACGCCAATCCGCTTTAAGGCGGGGAACGTCGAGACCGGAGTCAATGAAGTTGGGGAATTGTGGACGGCAACTGCCCTTCAGTTCTACGACGCATCAAGGCGTGTAGAGTGCCTTGGAATGGACGGGTTGACAAAAGATGACATTGACGACAGGCCGGGAAGTCTGATACCTGAAGGAGTCAATTCAGAATCTCATGTTCGCAAGTTCGGTTTTGAATGTGAGCAAGGATCGCTATTTGGATTCCAGAGACAGGACAAGGTTCAGATCGCAGGCGGGATGAGAAAGAACAGGGATTTGAGCCGTCGCAAGTTCTTCCAGATTGCGGTTCCAGATTGGAATATTGATTTGCAAGAGAATGATGACGAACTCTTGGAAGAAGCAAAGCAGATGGCTTTGGCTGGTGCTGCGGCTGGAGCAAAACCGGGGGCACATCATGGCGGGAAGTAGCGAGAAGTTTGAAAAAGAAGATGTGCCTTTGATTCTCGCAACACTCAAGAGAGCGCACGAAGGAAAGAAGTTCGCACGTTTGACCGTCGATTTCAACAAGGACGGCGGAGTTGTTTCGGTGCAGTTGGATACGAAAGACAAAGTGAAGTAGGAGAATCCAACGCATAAAAATCATTTGTGAAAAATAGTTGTTGCAAACGCAATCGTAAGTGTTTAATCATTTGTGCAGTGAGGCAGAACAGAGTACACCGCGAAAGCGGACTGGAACTCGGTAGCCGCTAGGGATTCATCCTTGGCGGCTTTTGTTTTGCCCCACAGACCTCCGGGCACTTTCCGGGGATCGCCAGTAGTACAGCGGTGAGTGGCCGCAACCAGAACATCGGCGAAATAAAACCCAGGGCGAATAACCCAGAAAGGACTACATCATGTTCGAAACCAAGCGTGGACACAAGCGTGGCAACGGCCGTTCCAAGAAGGCTCGTTAGGTCAAACGCCGGTCTTGACCGGCACTAACAAAGACGGGAGGCGTTCTTCGGGTCGCCTCCCGCAAACCTCTGAAGTGAGGATTGAAATGGCAAAGACAGGTAAAGGGATGGCCGCAACTATCGCAGAAGGCGGTCACTATGATCCGACCTCCGCGCCGAAGATGCACAAGGGCGAGTTTGCAGCGGTTGGAACCTTCATTGACGAAGGGGATATGACCACTGTTGAGCCTCGTGGCGTGAGTGTCAACGTGAAGACCGGCAAGACGCAGGTCGGAAACTCGGAGTTCTAATGCCTCCCATCGATAGACCTCCGATGTCGCCACAAGCCCAAGCCCAGATGGGGCCTCCGGGTGGTCCTGGTGGTCCGGGGTTTGGCCCTGCAATTGGGCAAGCTCAGGAGCAGGTGGGCAAGAACCAAGTTGACTTGGCGGTTTCCACGGTCGAAAAGATTTTGATGGGTGTACCGGACGACACGTTCCGCACCTACGTGACAAGGGCCTTGGCTATCCTGAAGACCGGAGCGGCTATGGCGCAACAGAAGGGTCCGCAATCGCAGCCAGGAGGGGTAGGACAACCTCCGGCGGCTGGAGCAGGCGCACCCCCTCCAACACAACCGCAATTACCTCCAATGCCGGGTCAGATGCCCGGTTAAACAGTGAATGGGTAACGCCCTATTGACCGTAGCTCAGACGGAGCCGGAAACGGAAGCTGAGAAGGAATAAGGGAAATGGCAGTCAAGACATTTGAAGAGATTTACTCTGGGCTTAGTGCCCAAGAGAAGACGCTCCTTGACAACGTGTTCGCAAAAGAACCCGAACTAAAAGGCGGGTGGCTTCGCCAAGACGACTACAGCCGCAAGCAGAACGAGTTGAAGTCGAAGCAGTCTGAATACGAGGAAGCCGTAGCATACAAGGCAAAAATGGAGCCGTGGTCGCAGGAAGCATACGACCGGATTCATGCCTTGGAAGAAGCAGGCGTTCTCGATCCCGAAGGTAAAGTCCTTTGGACAGACCAGAAGGCAGAACTCGAACGGCAGATTGAAGAGGCAAAAGCTCTTGGAGGAGACATGGACCCGAAGCAGTTGGAAGCACTCGTTACCGCGAAGGTACAGGAGATCGCCAAGAACGCTGGCGGTTTGACACGCGAAGAAGCAGCCGCACTCTACGCATCCGAAACCAAGAAGGTTGTGGAAGCCGGATTTGTGGAGCGTGAGGAGAAGTTCAACAAAGAAACCATTCCGTTCGTGGCCGGATTCTCCGCAGGGGTTGCAGTTCTGGCAAGCCGTTATGAGCAGGAAAGCGGCGAGAAGTGGTCAACGGAGAAGCAGCAGGAATTGTTCAAGTTGATGAACGTCGAACAGAACTTCGATGCTTTGAAGATCGAAGACAAGTTTATGTCCCCGATTCGTTCCAAGAAGGAAGAAGAGAAGCGGATTGAGGAACGGGCTGAAAAGATTGCCCGTGAGAAGTACGGAGTTGGATCGATGCCGGGTGGTGGAAACGAGCGGTACATTCCGCAGCCTCCGGGTGGAGATGCAAGGGGACTTTTGCAGAAGGCGTTGGAACAGAGTGCAGGGACCGGCGACAAGGGTCCGGTTGATGTACGCGATCTCGTCCGTGAAGGTGTGGTCGAGGGAGCAAAAGAGCTGGTTGAATCAGGGAAGTTCTGAAATAAAGGTTTTTGCGGTTTCCTTAAAAAACCGCGACTGCGATCTGAACGGGAAGCATGGTGGCTTCATGCGGAGCCTGAAAAGGGTAGCAGGGATGAGCTAGAGGGAAGCCAATAGGCAGAGCCTAATAGCCCGTGAAACGGCGCAAGCCTTAGTAATCATCTCTCGCCCGACAAGGGCAGTGTGAAAGGGAATACACCATGTTGACTTTTAACGACCTTACCAGCAAAACGACCGACAAGATCGTACCGCGTATTGTGGACAACGTGTTCAAGAACTCGCCGGTCCTTACGCGAATCAAGAACAAGCGGCGCTTTGAGTTTGAGGGCGGTCTGACGATTCGCCACAACATCATGTACGCGCCTCTGAAGGGCGGTTCGTACCAGCGCGGCCAAGCGTTCGATACTTCGGCTGTGCAGACGGACACCGCTCTCTACTTCAACGTCAAGCAGTATTACGTCAACGTGACCCTCTACGGTTCGGATCAGGTTTTGAACCGTGGACCGGAAGGCGCTTTGAGCTTTATCGGCTCGAAGATGATTAACGCCTCCGGCACGATGGCGCAGTTGCTTGCGGTCAACCTGTACGGCGATGGCGGCGTGAACGGTTCGACTTCGTTGAACTCGACGACCGACCTTGACGGTGCGGCAGCGGCTATCAACATCCCGGCCAACTACCCGGTCTACGGCGGCGTCACCAGAACGGACATCGCCTCGGCTGCGAACACCGGCATCAACGCCTACTATGCGGCTCCCACGGCTTTCTCGCTTGGCGCTGTGCAGACGGCATACGGTGCAAGTTGGTTCGGCCAGGAGAAGGTTGACATGATCGTAACCACACAGCCCGTGTGGGACGCGATGTGGAACAAACTCCAGCCTCAGCAACGGTTCAACGACGAGACTTCAGACGTTCACGTTGGCTTCCGTTCGTTCTTCTGGAATGGTGGGCAGGTGGTTGTTGACCAGTACCTCAACACGCTCGGTGGAGCGTACCAGATGTACGGGTTCAACACCAACTACCTGTTCTTCTACGTCTCGACGATTCCGAAATACGCTTTCGGTTTCTCGGGATGGAAAGAGGCCCAGCAAACTGACGATGTCGCGGGCCAATACTTTTACGATGGGAACTTGGTGTTTGATGCGCCGAGGCTCAATTTCAATCTCGCATTCTCTGGTCTGTGAGTAACAATCATGCTTGAACGGTTGGAAAACTCGGATAACATTGTAGGTATGGAAACCGCAGTGAATCCGTGCGCTATTGGGAACTCCGAGAAGATCGAAGAGTCCATCGACCGTTCAAAGCATGACAGGCTTATCAGAATCGCTCGACTGGCGATGCTGATTGAATGTGAAGGATCGATAACTATCGGAATGTCTCCTCCGACAAAGACGAGGAATCGGCCTGCGCTTTACCCCACGGTGGATATTACAAACACCGCCATGGAAATAATCGATGAGGCGAGAGAAACGCTTATTGATGAACGGGTTGGATTCTCAGTCAAGCCGCAGCGTTACTCCGGTGGATTTGGAAAAAGGCTTAGACACGATCTAAATATTCACTCTTTTGATCGTACTGAGTCTGTTCTCAATCTGATTCTTC